CCGCTGATGAGTTCCTGAAGTTCACCAGGGGGGGTGGTAAAGTTTTGCCAGGATTAGTTAAACGTCGACAGGACGAACGCTCACTGTTTTTATCCTGAGTAGGTTCATAGCATCCCGCAGGTCACCCCTGAGTTGCTCAAGTGCCTCTTGCTGGGCCTGTAGCCGTAGGTAGGCGTCCAAGGCGAACTTGTCCAGTGTCGTTCTCTCCCAGGCTGCAAAGTTTGGTAGATCGTTCAATTTGATTCCTTATCCAAGATGGGCCACCCAACTGCAATAGTTTGATGCGCTGTTCTTTGCTGAGTTTTATTGTGTACACCACCTCAAGATTTTGGGTGGGACGTTTCAAGGGCGCTTCCTCGGCAACGGAGCCCAAAATTGCCAAAATTGCGTACCCGGAGTGTGTTCATAGTGTCCCATCGTAGCCACTCCTGATCTGCCAAGCAGCAAGACCTTGACCCCGGTGGGTGTGTTTTCGTTAATCGGTATCCAGTAGTAGTCGTTTGACACCACTGCTGTGCGGGTGCTGTCCAGCCTGAACTTCTGCTCCATCTCAATCCTCTCAAACTCATCGTCCTCAGTAATCATGTGTTGCGCTCCTTCAATATCTTTTGGGCTACATACATCCCGGCGTGAAATGCCAGCTTCATCTGTGAAGTAATCGGGGCAGACTCTCGGTTTACATCCTCATCCGTCAGACCCTGCCACTCACGCTTGGGTGCATTGCAGATTTCGCACTGCTCACCGCGCAACCAACCATGACCACACCTCCAGTTATTTTTGCGCCATTGATCTTCGCTCCAATAGGCTTTGTCTTCATCCATTGTTGCGCTCCTTCAGTTTGGCTTCGACTGCACGGGCAAATTCAATCCACTTGCTGCCGTAAACATTGACCCTGTCAAACAAATCAAGTATCTCTTCTGGCGTCAGCCCTACCCACGGGCGCTTGGGCGGGTTAGCGTCTCGCTTATTCTTCATTTCCGCAATACGGGCAAACACTTGCTTGTCTTGCTCAACACCAATGTCATCCATTGTTGCGCTCCTTTAGTTTGGCTTCGATGCCTTGTGCAAAACCAATATAGCGGGGCAAACTTGCTCTCCAAACTTCCCATTCGTGCTTCACATCCTCCTCCGTCAACCCTACCCACGGGCGCTGTGAACAAACGTGGCCGCAGCGGGGGCAGTCAACCTGCTCTAGCTGTGCGGGTGGGGTGGTGTACGTCTTTAGCCTCTCAACAACATCAGCGCCTGTGTGCCCATCAAACTCAAACAAAGCACGCTCCACTTCTGGAACAGCGAACAAGTCCCAATCCTTTGCTTCGTAGTGATTGCTGATCTGACCTTGTGGCAAAACAGCAACAACAATGAACCAGCCACCGCCAAAGCACAGTTCATTATCGTGGTGACGCCATGACTTGTGGACAGAACACTTGCCGCCAGCCGCCCACTCGTTGAACAGTGCGGCGTTGTATGCCTTGCGGAACTCATACAGCTCGTTAAACGTGTGATAGCCGTCTGATGTATTGCCATCAATCGCCACCGGCTCCTGCTCTGGCTTAGGTGGATAGTTGTTGCTGCTGCAAGCCACGCACTCGTAAAGTACGGCGGCTTTGCACTCAAGGCAGGTAGGCTCCTGCTCTGACTGTGCCAGTGCGGTGCGGAGGGCGGTAACTGACTCTCTGGCGGTAACAACTGCCATTCCACGCCACGCTGCGTTGTTCTCGGGGAATGGGCCATAGGCCCCATGCCAGTCTGCAATTTTCTCCAACGCATGCAGCGCCTGCTGCATTACTTCTCTGTCAGTCATGTGTTTCCCCTTGCTCTGATGGCGTCGGCAAGCCATTGCCCATGTGTGTATTCTTCACACAACTTCGCGCATTCCTCGCGTTCTGCCTCGGCACAGGCTTTACCCCACGCCAACATCTGCTCGACGGTGTAGCCTCTGATCTTGGTATTGCTCGGCAAGTGGGTGTCAATCACGGACATTTCAGGTAGTTTCATGTCAAGTACCCAATAAAGAAGGCGAATGCCGCTGTTGAGATGGCGGTGATAAGTATCACGATGCCGTACTCCAGCCACTCGTTCATGTACACTGTTTCGGGGTCGTCTTTGATTTCGTCGTTCATTTGGTTTCTCCTTCTGCTTTAGCTATTGCTGCACGGACTTGATCTAGTGCTGGCATTTTTTCGTACTGCGGAAGATATCTAACGATGTTGTTTAGCATTGCTTGAAGCAGAGGCTCGGCCATCTTCAATGCCGCCAGCAGTTCCTGATTCACCTCATGGAGTCGGCGCAGTTCGGCGGCGGCTTCCTTGCCACTTTTGGGAAAACGCTGTTGTAAGTCGTCAGCCAACCGCAAGGCTTCTGGTTGTGTCATGCTTCCCTCGCTTTCAGCATTGCGTCTGCCATATCATAGGCGTCACGGGCACACCCATCCTCCATGCTTAATGGGTGTAAGTAGGAATAGGCCAACATCCCCTCCATCGCCTTGGCAGCAAAGTAGTCGCGCAGGGTCATGCCGCTGTCGCTGTAATGGCACTCTTTGGATGGGTGCAAGCCTGGGAACGCTGGGCCTCCTGTGTTTGTTGTCATGTCCGATTCCCCTTGCTCGGCAGACTAAAAGCAACAAGGCTACCTGCTCGTGGAACCTGTGCGGTGTAGTCACCGTCACCCGTTTTGTAGTGGCCGCGCTGCCACAGGTCGTTCTCCGGTGCCTTAACTTCGCCAGCCAGCTTCTTGCGCTCGACGTACTTGCCCATGCTTTGCCGAGCTTCCCGGCTCAAGGTTAGGCTCGGGGTACGCACCATGTGAGTCGGTGTGCGGTTGACTTTGATTTCTTCTAGGATGCTCATAGCGGACTCTCTTCATGGTTTGCAGGGTTGAAAGGCATTGGCGGTACAGGCCGGTTAGGCGGTAGTTCAGTTGGGAAAGGCCAAATGCTCATGTTGCCTTCTCCGCATCGGTTAAGAACTTACGCAGACGTTTGATCCTGGCATCCTCATACGACACCACACTGCTGGCGTATTCCATAGCACTGTGGGCCTCAAGCCGGTGCAGTTCAGCCTCTGCCAACTCTGTAGCTGCCATCTCAACTGGCGTCAAGCGGCGAGTCATCCTCTTAAATTGTTGCGTCAATGTCATGGTCTCTTTCCTTCTTTTAGTATCTCCAACCGTTCCCGGTTGGCGCGTAAGGTGCAGTAGCGTTGGTGGATGCGCTCTAGCATCTTCACGCGCTTATGCACCCGTTTCTCTTCCTCCAACATAGCCAGCAATTGCTCTTCGCCGTACTCGTTAGCTTCCTGATGAAATTTTCGCCAAGTTATCAATTCTCTTCTCCAGTTCGGCAATGTGCGCCACCACCTTGTTATAGGCCCGTGACGCGCTGTTGTGCGTCCGGGTGCGGATTGCAAGTTCGGCTTGGGCTGCTTTAAGCCTTGCCTTCAGTTGTGTGAGTCGGTTCACTTCAGTGCCTCCAGTGCGATGTCAGAAATGGCGCGTTTGTCATGGAGCGCCGCCCATATCTTTTCGTCTACGGTCTTGTTCGCCACCATGACGTAACACCACACATCGTGCCGCTGGCCGCTGCGGTGCAGGCGCCCGATGGTCTGTTCGTACAGTTCCAGCGACCAGGGCAGCGACAGGAAGATGATCTTGCTGCCGCCGTGTTGCAGGTTCAGGCCGTGGCCCGCCGACTTAGGGTGGGCCAGCAGCAGTTCAACCTTGCCAGCGTTCCAGCGTTCGATGGCGTCTGGCTCGTCCAGCGTCACGGCGCGAGGGTGGCGGCGCTTAAGTTCGGCCAACTCTTCCTTGTAGGTGTAAGCGATGATGGTGTTGGCGTGTTGGTTCTCGTCCAGCAGGTCGTCCAGGGCGTCGAACTTGGTCGAGTCGAACCAGACGGTCGAGTCGCCGTACACAAACCCAGACGCCATCTGTTGCAGCTTGGCCGTGACCACACCGGCGTTAACGGCCACCGCCTGGGCGTCGGGGAACTGCGCCACAAACTCCTTCTTCATCTGGTCGTAAGGCTTGCGGTTGACCATGTCAAACCGCACCGGCACGGTGTGCAGTTGGGGCAGCTTGTCCTTGTACTCGCCCGGCTCCAGCACGAACGTGGCTGGCTTGATCCGCTCCATGACCTGCTCCAGCGCACCTGGGCGCGGCTCCCACTGGTTGAAGTCCTTGTTGACCAGGAAGAAGTACTGTTGCTGGAACGCGCCCTTGCTGCGGCCCAGCAGTGACTGGTCGACGATCTTGCATTGGCCGAATACGTCCTCTAAGCCGTTGCTGGTGAACGAACCTGTCAAGCCCCACGCTACAGGCACGCGTTTGATGACTTTCTCTAGCGCCTTAAAGCGGGTGCCGGATGGGTTCTTCATGCGCGTGAGTTCGTCAAACACGATGCCGTCAAACCCAATGTCGGACAAATCAGACTTTAAGTCGATCAGACCCGTAGCCAGCCACTGCAAATTGTCGTAGTTCATCACAACAATATCAACAGCCTTGTCATAGAAAGCCGCAAGGCGTTGCGCTGGCGTCCCCACGGCCACGCTAACGCGCAGGGCGGGCGCCCACAACTTGGCCTCGGTCGGCCAGACGCTGACGGCCACACGCTTGGGGGCTAGTACGAGGAACCGACTGACATGGCCGCTGGTCAGCATGGCCTGCATGGCCGTCAGCGTGATGGCGGTCTTGCCTGCCCCGACCGGCGCCAGGATCATGGCGCGGTCGTTGGCGAACAAGAAGTCCGCCGCCTCATTTTGGTAGGGACGTAAATTCATCAACCTGCTCCTTAGTCCACAGCACTGTGTACTTCTGCTTGAGCCGCGCCATGTCGGCGGCGAAGACTTTCTGTAGCGCAGACAGCCGACCGCCGATGGTCTTAACCTCCACGAACCAGACCGTGCCGTCAGGCAGGACGATGATGCGGTCGGCTGCGCCGCCGTGGCCGCGCCACTTGTACGCTATGCCGCCAAGCGCCTTGACGCGCTTGACGAGGTAGGCTTCAATGTGTTTTTCCATGTGATGAACTTTAGCACAGAAAAAAATATTTGCACAAGATTATTTTCGTGCTACTATTCGTTCACCCAATCCGGGTAACAACGAAAGTAAAGTCCATGAAGATCGAATTCTCCCGCGCCGAAATCGAGCGCATCATCCTGGCGCACGCCAATTCCCTCATCGAAGGCTACAGCTTTAACGAGATTGATACTCGCTATAGCAACATCCCTTCAATCATCACCGTCTCGAAGAAAGAAGAAGAAGATGCAGCACAGTAAAATTGTTGGCGGCTCGACCGCCAAGCGTGTGATGGCCTGCCCCGGCAGTGTGGCGCTGGTCGCCAAGATGCCGCCCCAGGCCGAAAACAAGTACATGGCCGAGGGTACGGCGCTGCATTCTGCCATTGATTACTTGGTCAACGACGGCGACGCCAGCCCGTACAGCCTGCTCGACAAGAACTTCAACGGCGTCGCGTTGAGCGAAGACCACTGCGAGAAGCTGAAGTCGGCGCTGGCGCTGCTGAACGAAGTCGACCCCAAGGAGGAGATGAACTTTGCCACCGAAACCCGTGTCGGTTTCGGCGATCTGCTGCCGGGCGTGTTTGGCTCGACCGACCTTATCGGTCGAATCGGCAACCGCGCCATCGTGCTGGACTGGAAGTTCGGCGACGGCGTGATCGTCGACGCCGAGGAGAACGCGCAGTTGATGTTCTACGCTGCGGCTGCCATGCGGACGCAAGAGTCGGCCTGGGCGTTTGATGGCGCCACCGAGGTGGAGTGCGTCATCATCCAACCGCCAGCAGTACGGCGGTGGGTGACGACGCCCGAGCGCATTCGGCAGTTCGAGCGTGATCTGGTGCAGGCCGTTAAGCTGTCGTCCTTCCCTGACGCGCAGCTTACGGTGGGCGACCACTGCCGGTTCTGTACCGCCAAGCCCATCTGCCCACAGATGACAGGCGCTGCCGACCGGGCGCTGGCCGTCAAGCTGGACAATTTAGACGCGGGAAAAATCAGCACCTACTTAAAAAACGCGGATTTGTTGGAGACCTGGATTTCCAGCCTGCGGGAGTTGGCGCTCTCCATGATGGAGTCCGGGGCTAATCTGCCCGAGTACAAACTGGTCGCTAAACGGGCGATCAGACAATGGACTGACGAGGACAAGGCCAAGGTCGCCTTGTTTGCGTTGGGCCTTGACGAATCTGAGGTGATGGAGACTTCTATCATGTCGCCCGCGAAGGTTGAGAAGGTGCTCAAAAAGCGCAAGATCGCCCTTCCTGCTGATGTGGTCGTCGCCATCTCCTCAGGTAACACCTTGGCAAGCGTGGATGATCCACGCCCCGAGGTACTGCTGCTGGGCAAACGACTTGCCCATCTTTCTAAACTCTCCTAAAGGTAATCATGAGTAATCTTTCAGTGTTCTCAAAAGCTGGTCTGCCAGCTATCAGTACCCTTTCAACTGCGTTGAAGAGCATGGCCGTGTCGGCGGCTGGCCCATCCGGTGTTGTCATCCTCAAGATGGACAAGACCGGCCATTGGGTGTTTGGCGCTGACCAGACCGAGGTTGAGGACGACTCGACCTGGGCCGTCAATCCCTTCTCCTTTGTCCACGGCTTTATTGCCTGGGGCGACGGTGAGGTGCTTGGCGAGAAGATGGTCGCCGTCAGCCAGCCGCTGCCGGAGATTGAAGACGCGCCCCCATCAGCCAAGCGTGGCTGGGAGCAGCAGATTGGCATGAGCCTCAAGTGCCTGTCAGGTGACGACAAGGGCATGGAAGTGCGCTACACCACGACCTCGGTCGGCGGTAAGCGTGGCGTCCAGGCTATTGCCGCCGCGCTGGCCGAGCAGGTTGATGTTGATCAGACCAAGCCTGTGGCCGTCGTGAAGTTGAAGAAGGATCACTACCAGCACAAGTCCTACGGCAAAATCTACACTCCGGTGTTTGAGATTATCGAATGGGTGAGCATGGATGGTGAGCCTGAAGTCGAGGCACCGGCACCAGCCGGGCGCCGTCGTCGCGTAGCGTAATCGCTTCCTGATGCCCATTCGCAAGAGTGGGCATTGGAAAAGGAGACCGTGCTATGGAAATAAATTGCCCTACTTGCGCCGCGCTGTTTACGCCAGCACGCGCTTGGCAAAAATTTTGCGCGCCTAAATGCAGGCACAATTCGCCGTCTAAAAAGTTGGCAACGCAAGCGTTCCAGCAGGTACGGCGAGATTTGCTTAATAAGATTAAGACTGAGCGCGGCTGCGCGGCGTGTGGGTACAACACGCATTCTGCCGCGCTTGATTTCAACCACATATGTGGCGACAAAGCGTTTAGCATTAGCCAAGACCCTAAAGTGGCGATGCACAAGCTGTTGGCTGAAATAGACAAGTGCGAAATTCTTTGCGCCAACTGTCATCGCGTACACACATATGAAAACAAACATTGGCACACAAAGCGAAAAGTGCAGGTGTCCGCATGACTGTGTTATGGCTCGACTATGAGTCAAAAAGTGAATGCGATCTTTTGTCGAGAGGGGCTTATAACTATAGCCAGCATTCATCAACAAAAATGCTGTGTGCAGCATATGCGTTTGACAACGAGGATGTGCAACTATGGTGGGCCGTTGAGCCAGTGCCACAACGGTTGGCCGACTATTTTAAATCTGAGGGCCAAATACGCTGCCACAACGCCAGCTTTGACCGGCTCATAACTTGGTATGCTATTTGCCCGGACTACAGTTTAGCCGAGCCTGCGTTAGAGCGTTGGTATTGCACGGCAGCACAGGCCCGCGCCAATTGTGCCCCTGGTTCACTTGAGGATGCGGGTCGATTTGCGGGTGCTGGCATGAAGAAAGATCATCGTGGTAAGCAACTAATTCGCGCCTGCTGTATTCCACCTTTTAGCGCCGACCCAAAAGTGCTTGTTGAACTTGGCGAATATGCCATGCAGGACGTCCGCGCGATGCGGGCCATCAGCCAGGCCATGCGCCCGCTGTCGGACGAGGAACTGGCCGACTACCATGTCAACGAGCGCATCAACGACCGTGGCGTTCTGGTCGATGTGCCGCTCTGCCGCGCAGCGGTAAGCTACGCCGCCGCAGAGGCCGCTGAGATTGCCGAGATCGTCAAGGAAGTGTCGGCGGGTGAGCTTGTCTCTGTACGGTCGCCTAAGATGCGCCAGTGGGTCTGGGATCGTGTCGGCCCCGAGGCCCGCGCCCTGATGACCAAGGACGACAAGGTCAGCATTGACAAGACCGTCCGCGCTAACCTGCTGAACTGCGACGGAGTGCCGCCCGACGTTCAGGAGATCATCCAGTGCGCCGACGACCTGTGGGCGTCCAGTGTAGCCAAGTTCAACCGCTTGGCCCAACTGGCCGACGAGGAGGACAGTCGCGTCCGGGGCGCGTTCGTGTTCGCAGGCGGCAGCGCCACTGGCCGGGCCAGCAGCTACGGCGCCCAGGTTCACAACTTCACCCGCAAGTGCGCTAAAGCCCCCGAGGATGTCCGGGCCGCGATGTGCCGGGGCCACGCCATCGTCCCTAAGTACGGCAAGCGCGTCACCGACGTTCTCCGGGGGATGCTGCGCCCCGCGCTGATCCCGGCCAAGGGTCGGCAGTTCGTCGTCGCCGATTGGTCATCCATTGAGGCGCGGGTTAACCCTTGGCTGTCTGGTAAGGGTCAGGCCAAGCTGGACGTTTTCGAGTCGGGGCTTGACCCCTACATCGTCAACGCATCTGGCACGTTCAACCGTACCTATGACGACATCAAGGCCGACTACGACCGCGACGGCGAGTCCGCGCAGCGCCAGATCGGCAAGGTGCAGGAGTTGGCCTGCGGCTTTGCTGGCGGTGTCGGCGCGTTTGCGTCGATGGCCCGCATCTACAGTGTGCGCCTGTCCGAGGCCGACTCTAAGCGGATGGTCGACGCGTGGCGCCGCAACAATCAGTGGGCGGTCGGCTTCTGGTCGCAGTTGGAGCAGCAGTACACCAGGGCGATGCGGAACCGTGGGCAGGAGTTCACCGCCGGGCGGATAACTTACCTGTTCGACGGCCTGCATCTCTGGTACGCTCTACCTTCTGGCCGGGTGCTATGCTACCCCTTCGCCCGGCTGGAGGACGACGGCATCAGCTACGCCAAGGCAGCGTGGAAGCCTGCCCAGGACGCCACCGAGTGGCCCCGCGCCCGACTTTGGAAGGGGCTGGCCTGTGAGAATGTCACCCAAGCTGTCGCCAACGATCTGCTGCGCTACGCGCTGCGCCAGCTTGATGATGTGGTTCTGCACGTTCACGACGAGATCGTCGTCGAGGGCGGCTCAGAGGAGGAAGTGCGTAGAGTGATGACTACGCCGCCAGCATGGGCCACTGGCCTGCCGCTGGCTTGTGGCATCAAGACGATGAATAAATATGGGAAGTGACGCTATGGAACTTTGGACATCAATACCGGGATATGAAGGCTTTTATGAGGCCAGCAACTACGGCCACATTCGGTCTTTGACCCGGTCTGTGCCGTATGGAAGACATACGGGGATGACGTACAAGGGACGCGAGCTAAAACTTTTTATTTCCGGCGCATACCTCAGCGTTAAGCTAGCCCGGGCAGGGGTCACAAAAACAGTTTATGTACATGAACTGGTTTTGCTGTCCTTCGCCGGCGCGCGCCCACGTACAACGGGGCGCAGCGAAATTAGACACCTTGATGGAGATAAAACTAACAACCAGCTATCTAACCTCAAATACGGAACGGTTAAAGAAAACATGGCGGATCGCAAGCTGCATAAGCTGGGTCTAATCGCAACCAAATAAAAACGCCGCCCGGTCAGGGGCGGCGCAAAGGATGACAACGTGCAATTTCTAGAGTTTATCACTAAGCTGGCGCCCGAGGGCGAGACAATGTTACTTGTGCGCCAAAAACCACAACTGCGTGGCGGCGAACGGCAGTATCACGCCGACGGGGCTGTCAAGGCCACTTGGCCCTCTTACCTGCCGTCCCACGGCGTCCGTGAGGGCGAGGCATGGTACGGCAATACTGCGTCGTTCATCGTCGACCGTTTCGAGGACGGTCGGGTGTCGGCCAGCGCGGCCAACTGCGAGTACTGCGCGGTGATGGTGCTGGATGACATCGGCACTAAGTCCAAGACCCCGCCGCTGCCGCCGACTTGGATCATGGAAACGTCGCCCGGCAACTACCAGTACGGTTACGTTTTCAGCGAACAGCCGCCTAAGGGCGAGTTCGCCGCCGCCATCAAGGCCATCGCCGCTGCGGGCTACACCGACCCCGGCGCCTGTAACCCCGTCCGCAACTTCCGCCTGCCCGGTTCGGTCAACCTTAAGCCTGACAAGGCCGAGTTTGCGTCTGCGTTGGTTGAGTTCCACCCCGAGCGCGAGTACCTGTTGGCCGACATCTGCGCCGCCCTTGATGTGACGCCCGGCCCGGCTGAGTCCTCCGGCCCCCGCCCGATACGAATGGCCGACGATGGCGCCGACGATGTGCTGGTCTGGCTGTCCGGCCAGGGTCTGCTGCTGTCGCACCCCAACGCCGAGGGCTGGGCGGGCGTCATCTGCCCCAACAGCGCCGAGCATACCGACGGCAACCCAGAGGGCCGCTATATGCCCCTTAACCGGGCGTTCTGCTGTATGCACGGCCACTGCGTCGATCTGGACAGCAACACCTTTATGCAGTGGGTCGCTGACCAGGGCGGCCCCCGCCACGCCCCCGGCCTGCGCGACGAACTGATGGCCGCGCACCTTGAACTGGCCCTTGCCAAGATCAAACCTAGCGCCGCTTACCCCGACGCCGCCGCCGAAATCATCGCCGAGGTCGAGCAGCGCGAACTGGGGCGGGTCGAGAAGTCGGGCTGGTATCAGCGTTTCGCGTACCTTCAGAACGACGAGGCGTTCTTTGATATGCAAGACCGTCGCGAGATACCCCGACAGACTTTCAATGCCCTGTTTCGCCATATCAAGTGCGTGTCGATTCACTCCACCGGCAAGGCCGCCCGCCGAATTGAGGCGTCGGTCTGTTTCGACGAGAACCGGCAGGCCGCTGGCGCTAAGTCGCTGGTCGGCATCACCTTCGCCGCTGGCGAGTCGGTGCTGGTGTCGCGTGATGGGCTGGTTTACGGCAACCGCTGGCGCGACGCCCGCCCGCCGACTGTGGCCTGCGATGTCAGCATCTGGTTGCGCCATCTGGAGCGGATGGTTCCGCTCGACTTTGAGCGTGAGCATCTTCTTAATGTGCTGGCCCATAAGGTGCAGTACCCCGGCCATAAGATCAACCATGCCGTGCTGCTGGGCGGCAAGCCAGGCAGTGGCAAAGACACTTTATTGGCCCCGTTTTTCTGGGCCATCGGCGGCCCGGCCAAGCTGAACTGTTCGCTGGTCAAGAATGAAGACCTGACCTCGCAGTGGGGCTACGGGTTGGAGTGCGAGGTGATGGAGATCGCCGAGTTGCGCCAGTCCGAGGCCCGCGACCGCCGGGCGTTGGAGAATCACCTTAAGCCAGTGATCGCCGCCCCGCCCGAGTACCTGCCGGTCAACCGCAAGGGCTTGCACCCTTACATGGCCCTCAACCGGGTGCTGGTCGTCGCCTTCTCTAATGAGCGCGTGTCTATATCGCTGCCCAGCGACGACCGCCGCTGGTTTGTCCTATGGGCGGCTGCCGAACGCCTGCCCGAGGCCGACGCCGTGGCCCTCTGGAACTGGTACGTCCACCGGGGCGGCTTCGCGGGCGTGGCGGCGTGGCTGATGGCCCGTGACGTATCCGCCTTCAACCCCGCCGCCCCGCCGCCAATGACTGAAGCCAAGGCCATCATGGTCGAGGCGGGTATGTCGACCGCCGAGTCGGTGCTGGTCGAGATGATGCGCGGGCGCCAGGGGCCGTTCGCCCAGGGCGTGATCGGTTCGCCGTTTCACGTTGTCTGTGACCGTGTCCAGGGGTCGGGCGCAGCGCCGCCCGGCGTTAAGATCGTCCAGGGCGCCCTGTTCCATGCATTCCGCGAGGCCGGTTGGCTCGACATGGGCCTGATCCATTCCCGAGACTTCAACTCTAAAAAGCATATCTTCGTGGCGCCCGAGTTGGTCAATATGACCCGGTCAGAGATGCGCCGGGCGGTCGCGTAAAAAAGCCCCTTTCGGGGCTTAGTCAGAGGTTCAACAGCAGAGCCATCAGGGCTGCAAATAGGGCGGCTAAGAGCATGGTTCACCCTCCCACCGGGTGCCGATCCAGTCGGCAGGGTCATATTCTGAGTAGTAGAGATATTCCATTGCCTCTTGATGGCACCATGCATATTTATGCATTAGATGGTGGATTTTGTCGGTTATATCGTGGTCTAACATTCGCCTTCCCCTTTGCAGCTATAGCACGTAGTCCCTTCATGCATCCCTTCGCCAGAACCATTACAGGCAGGGCATATGCCCGGCTCTGAGTCGTCCGGGCCATCGTCTGCCATGAGTCGGGCCTGGTCTCGCGCATTCTCGCGCCAATCGTCATAGTCGGTCATGCTGGCACCCCGTCGTGAAACCCAAGCCACAATTCAGCGCTGAGAAGGTCACCCATAAGCCACCATCCAACAGTCCTGGCATTAGGCATAAGCCCGTAGACATGGACTTCATCGTCCCTAGTTATGCGGTAGTTACCCGCACCATACTTGGCACGTAGGGCGGCACGTAGGGTTTTGATTGGGATATTTTTCATGGTTTGCTCCATTGGTTAGTTGACTAAAGGGTCTTCCCACATCGGGTCAGCCGCCTTG